CCGATTTGGGGCTACTGGGACGCCCTGGAGCGGGCCATCGCCGACGGCACCCCGTACCCGGCGGGCTGGTGGCCAATGCTGTACGGCCTCGAACAGGATGACCAGGCCGCGGACCCGGCCGCCTGGCCGAAGGCGCACCCGGCGCTGAACGTCATCATCGACCCCGGCCAGCTCGAGCTCTCGGCGCGGACCATGCTCGAGTCGGGCGACCCGGCGCAGATTGCCGAGTTTGAAACGCAGCTCGCCTGCCGATACCACGAACTCGCCACGACCGACATCGACCTGGCTGTCCTCGAGCGCCAAATGCAGCCGTCCGACTGGACCCGGCTCCAGGGCGCGCCGGCGGTCATCGGGCTTGACCTCTCCCGCGGCGGCTACGGGCCGCAGCTCGACCTCACGACCCTGTGCCTGATGGTCGTGGACGGCAGCGTCATCCGGGCGCGGAACGTCTCCTGGTGGGCCGGGACCGACATGGGGCGCGACGAGAAGCGCTGCAAGCAGCCGCTCGGCGCGTGGGTCGAGCAGGGCCACCTCCGGCGTATGCCCGGCGAATGGCAATTCGGGGTCAGAAAGATCGGCGTTGACCCGCACCCGAGCCAGGCGAAGGACATCAAGCGCTGGATGGACAAGGGCTGGCCCATCGTTCCGGTTGATCAGTCGATCCGCACGATGGCACCGGCGTGGAAGCTCTGGGGCGACCTCCTCAAGTCGAAGCAGCTGTTCTACGAACCCGACCCGGTGCTGCGGGCGGCGCTGAACTCGGTGCGCTTGATCGCCGACAACGTCGGCAACATCCGCCCGGTCAAGGGCCGCAGCTCTGGGAACACCGACGCCGTGGTCGCCGGCAACATGGCGGCGCTGCTCATGGAGCACCATCAGGTCCGCACGGCGACCGGGTTGAGCGCGTCAACCTGTCCGCTCGGATAGACCGTGTTTGCCGTTTTTGCCCTTGACGAATTTGGGCACTTGTGTTCTATGCGACCGTGGGCCTCTTCTCACGGTTCTTCGGATTCCGCTCTGGCGTGGTGGTCTACGCCTGGCCGCCGCAGCTGACGCCGCAGTCCGCGGCTTCGCTGCCAGCAGTCATCCGCGCCGTGAACCTGATCTCGGCCGACATTGCCCGTCTTCCGGTGCATGTCTACAACAGCGAAGGGCAGGAAATCACCGACCATCCGGTGGTCGCGCTGCTTGGACGCGAGGCGAGCCGGTGGCAGACCGGATTCGAGTTCCGTCGCTACACGACGTCGGTTGCGCTGACGTACGGCAATGGCATCGCCATCATTCGCCGCGGCTCGGACGGATCGGTCGCCGAGCTCCAGCCGGTGCCCGCCGACGCCATGCTGTCCGAGGTCACCGATGAGGGCGTGATCTACAAGATCGGCGGCGCGACCCTTGCCAGCGACCAGGTGCTGCACGTTGGCTGCTACCCGGATTACCTGAACCCGTGCTGGTACCGCTCGCCGCTCGAAGCAGCCCGCCCGGCCATGGAGTGCGCGACCGATGAGAACGCGGCACACGCCGCACTTACGCGCACCGGATCACTCGGGAAAGTCGCAATTTCGCACCCCGGCGCAATGAGCGACCAGACGGTGCAAGCCATCCGCGACGCCTGGCAGAACATGCACGCAACCGCCGACGGCGCGTCGCGCCCGTTGATCCTGCGCGAAGGCATGAAGGCCGAGAAGATCAGCCAGGAGACGTCGGGCACGATGCTCGATTCGCGGCGCTTCTCGATTCAGGAAATCGCCCGCGCCTTCGGCGTCCCGCCCGAAATGCTGTTCCAGCAGGGCGGTGGAGCGCTTTCAAGCCAGGCCGAGACGGCCCGCGCATACGCCGACGGTGCCATCGCCGCATGGGCGAGCGCGTGGGAGTCGGAGCTCACGCGCAAGCTCTGCGGCCCCGGCGAGCGTGTCAGGTTCGACGTCACACCGATCACGCGGGGCAACCTGCGCGACCAGGGGATGTCGTACTCGAAGCTGGTGCTCGCGGGCGTGATGAGCCCCAACGACGCGAGGCATGCTCTCGGGTTGCCTCCCGTCGAAGGGCTCGACACGCCGACCGTCACGATGCCTGGCGGCGCGTCCGCGGCCATGGGACCAGACGAAGGGACCGACCAGAATGCTTGAGGTCCGAACGACGAGCTTCGAGCGCCAGGGCAACCGCATTGCCGGCTACGCCGCGGTCTACGACGCCCCGAGCCATCCGCTGGTCGTTCGCAGCGTCAACGGCGGCAAGCCGTTCACCGAGCGCGTCGCCCGCGGCGCGTTCGACCGCAGCCTCGCCGGGAACATCTCGCTGCTGGTCGGCCATGACCGGCGCGAGCTGCTCGCCAACACCAAGAGCCAGCGCCTGAAGCTCGCGAGTGACACCCGCGGGCTGGCGTTCGACGTCGAGCTGCCCGATACGCAGCGGGCGAAGGACGTCTATGCGCTGGTCGATTCGGGCGTCCTGTCCGAAATGTCGTTCGGTTTCATCGTCCGCTCGGACGCCTGGAAGGGCACCGAGCGCACCCTCCTGGACGTCGATCTCCGGGAGGTTTCCATTGTCGAATCCGGCGCGTACCCGCAGACGGCCGCCGAAGCTCGCACCTACAGCCGGGCGCTCGCCCGGCTTCGTCTGCGGTACCGGAGCATCACGCTATGAAGCAGGCAGAGATCATCGAGCGCCGCAAGGCGATTGAGGCGGAAGTCAACGGCATTCTCGCGCACGACGAGATCAGCGCCGAGCAGGAAGCCCGTGCGACCGAGCTGATGGACGAGCTCAAGGAGCTCAACCAGAAGCGGTCGGCGGCCGAGCTGCGCGAGAAGTTCGCGAGCCACGCAGCCACCTCGAAGATCGCCGCGGAGAACCGCGAGCGTTCGACCGAGTGGCGGGCCAGCACCGAATACCGGGACCAGTTCCTGTCGTGGTGCCAGGGTGGCCGCGCGCCGGAAGTGCGCGACGTCACGACCAGCACCTCGTCGGGCGTGCTGGTGCCCAAGGTCTACGAGGACGGCATCCTCCGGTACCTTGAGCGGAACACGGTGGTCCGCAATCTGGCTGACCTCCGCACGGGCGTTCAGGGCAGCGTGACGCTGCGGCGGAACGACCTGTACACCAGCGACGCGGTGTCGAGCTTCTGGACTACGGAAGCGGCCAAGAACGCCACCGCGGTGGACGGATCGTGGGCCGAAGTGAACCTCAACCCGGTCGGCGGGCTCCCGAAGTCGGAGCTCACCCAGTGGGTCGTGCGGCAGTCGAACTTCGACATCGAGTCGGAAGTGATGCAGCACCTCCAGCGGATCATCGCCCGCGGCATTGAATCCGGTTACACGGTCGGCACGGGCAGCGACCAGCCGACGGGCCTCTTCAAGAACGACGCCGCGTACAACGGGATTCTTGTCACCGCGGCGCACGGCGGCGGCACCGGCTGGGACGGCGCGTTCACCGTCGCCCGCCTGACTGAACTCCGGTACAGCACGCTCCCGGCCGAGTACTGGAACGAGGCGGCGTGGGTCATGTCCCAGGATGCCTACTACCGCATCGCGCAGCTGCGTGCCGCGGACACCGGCTCGAACGTGCCGATTTTCGTCCCGAGCTCGGACGCTGGACTCACGCAGGCGTCCGGCTTCACGCTCATGGGCCGCCCGGTGTACATCGCGCCGTACGCGCCCGGACGGCAGACGGCGGCCGTGACGACGTCCGTGCCGCTCATGTTTGCCAACGTGCGCGAGGCGTTCGCCATCCGTGAATGGGGCGGCATCTCCATGATGCGGGACGACATCACGACGCCGGGCCTCGTGAAGTTCCAGGGCATGGTCTTCGTGAACTCGAAGGTCGTGCGCCCGAAGGCGGTCGCCTGCCTCCGCATCACGCTCACCTGACGGTTCTTCTCCTCCCATCGGCAGGGGCGTCGGGCTGCACCCCCGACGCCCCTGCTTGAAGGAGCACGATGCCCCTGGACCTCGCCAAGTACCGCGCCTGGGCTCGCATCCCTCACACCGAGGACGATCCCGCCATCGGCATTGCCTGGGCGGCCGCCGTGCGCGAGCTCGAAGACCGCACCGGCTGGGTCGTGGACCCGACCACGCGGACGCAGTACGTCGGCGTGGAGCCAACGAACACGGAGAAGCTGGTACTTCTCACCCGCCAGCCGGTCACGGCGGCGACGTGCGTGGATGACAACGCGGTCACGATTA